TTTTCCTGAGTTCGACCCCCACCCCCCTCATATATAGGAACACCCCCCGGTAGGAGTCCCAACCTCCTTGTACAAAAACAAATTATTATGTATAACTCGCTACGAACGGTTAGTAACCTGCGAAAACAATATGGCTTTAGTGCTTCAACCAGATATTGGTGTGCCATATTCGGACGATATTCCGTACATGGACCTGCGTGCACGTGCAGAGGCGGCGTGTAATACTGCTGCTATGCTCGAAGAGCATGGTTTAGACGTAGAACCTAGCAGTGAAGACGAAGAAATTGCGGCAAAGCTAGCCTTGGCGTACGCAGATAACCCTGAAAAGACCTCAAGAAAGGTTTCAACAAAGCGTGCATCTACGCTACCCCCCGCTGCACTCATGATGACACACAATATATTGACCGAATTCGGCCATTCCGTGGTAGAAAGTGCAGTTCAAGTACGTCACTTGGTCACAAATAAGCTGATTGAGGAGACTGAGAACCCTGATCCCCGTGTTCGTATCCGTGCGTTGGAGCTTTTGGGTAAGATTTCGGACGTTGGGCTGTTTACAGACAAGACCGAAGTCACAATTACCCATAGAACCACTGATGAATTACGCGAAAGTCTACGTGCGAAGCTGTCGAAGCTCGTAAATCCAGAGGAAGACGTAGTAGATGCAGAGTTTGTGGAGACGGGGGCGATAGATGTCGATGCAGAACTCGGAATCGAGACAGAATCCGATGACTGACACGGCTTTAGACTTCTCTGATGCCGAAGTTCAACAGATGTTGGACAACCTTGACTACTTTTCTCCTGAAGAAATAGCTGAAATAGACAAATTAGCGGGGGAATTGAGCACCCGCAAAGAAAATACAGCCGCTTATAACGATTTGATTGCGTTTTGTAAGCTCATGATGCCTGATTTTATAGTCGGTAAGCACCACCGGATGCTTGCGGACATGCTTATGGCGATTGAAGGGGGTGATAAAGACCGTATTTGCGTCAATATACCCCCTCGTCACGGTAAATCTCAGCTTGTTTCGATCTTCTTTCCAGCGTGGTTTTTAGGCCGTAACCCTAATAAAAAGGTCATGATGGTGTCCCATACCACTGATCTCGCGGTAGATTTTGGTCGTAAGGTACGTAACTTAATTGCAACAGAGGCGTACAAAAACGTATTTCCTGCTACATTACTAGCGCAGGATAGTAAGTCAGCAGGTAGATGGAACACAAACGTCGGAGGGGAATACTACGCGTGTGGTATTGGTTCAGCCTTGGCGGGTCGTGGTGCTGATCTGTTGCTCGTTGATGACCCTCACTCGGAGCAAGACGTTATTAACGGCAACTTCGAGGTGTTTGAGAAGGCATACGAGTGGTTTACCTTTGGTGCTAGAACTCGTTTGATGCCGGGGGGTCGTGTAGCCATAATCCAAACACGTTGGCACATGGATGATCTGACGGGTCGCGTGACAAACGACATGGTAAAGAATGCCAGTGCTGACCAGTATGAGGTTGTAGAGTTTCCAGCGATACTGGAGGTTCAAAACAAGAAGACGAAGAAATATGTTGAGAAGCCTCTGTGGCCTGAGTTTTTCGATTTAGAGGCGCTACTCCGAACCAAGGCTTCGATGCCGACGTTCCAGTGGAACGCTCAGTATCAACAACAACCTACCGCAGAAGAGGCGTCGATAGTTAAACGTGAGTGGTGGAACCTGTGGGAGCAAGATAGTCCGCCCCCTTGCGAGTACATCATTATGTCCTTGGACGCGGCGGCAGAAACGCACAACCGTGCGGACTACACGGCGCTTACTACATGGGGTGTATTTCTCAATGAAGAGGTAAGCGCGTACAATATTATTTTGCTTAATAGCATAAAAAAACGCATGGAGTTTCCAGAGCTAAAACAACTTGCTATGGAAGAGTATGAGGAATGGAATCCTGACGCGTTTATTGTAGAAAAGAAATCTGCGGGTACAGCCCTTTACCAAGAGATGCGGCGTATGGGGCTACCTGTTTCTGAGTACACTCCACATCGAGGGTCTGGTGATAAGTTAGCACGCTTAAACTCGGTAGCAGATATTGTCGCATCGGAACTTGTGTGGGCACCTCCTACCAGATGGGCAGAAGAGGTGATAGAAGAAATTGCCGGATTTCCTTTTATGAGTCATGATGACTTAGTGGACTCAACGGTGATGGCACTCATGCGTTTCAGGCAAGGGGGCTTTATTAGATTGCCCACGGATGAACCTGAAGAAACGCAATACTTTAAGCAAAGACGCGGCGGGTATTACTGAGAGGTAGAACATGGCGATTGAAAAAGGTATCTACTCCGCTCCTGAAGGCGTCTCTGAAGAAGAGAACGATGAAGAGCTAGAGATCGAAATTATTGAACCCGAGGCTGTCACGTTAAGTGATGGGTCTATGGAGATTACGATCATACCGGATGCAGAGATTTCTGACTTTGTCGAATTCGATATGAATCTCGCTGAAGTTTTAGATGACGGGCACCTGCAAGAAATTTCTGACGAGCTATCGGGACTCATTGAGGCTGACATAGACGGTCGTAAAGAGTGGGCTGATACGTTTGTAAAAGGTCTGGACGTGTTGGGCTTCAAATATGAAGAGCGTACAGACCCGTGGGAGGGCGCGTGTGGCGTCTATTCTACGGTACTGGCAGAAGCTGCTATTCGTTTCCAAGCAGAAACAATGTCTGAAACATTCCCCGCCGCTGGCCCTGTAAAGGTCAAAATCCTTGGTGAAGATACTAAGGAGAAGGTTGAAGCTGCTGAACGCGTCAAAGCGGACATGAACTACGAATTGACTGATCGTATGGTGGAGTACCGCCCAGAGCATGAGCGGCTACTATACAGTCTAGGACTTGCTGGTAGTGCATTTAAGAAGGTTTACTACGACCCTAATGTGGGGCGTCAGGTAGCTATCTACATTCCCGCAGAAGACGTTATCGTGCCTTACGGCGCAAGTCATATCGAGACCGCAGAGCGTGTAACGCACGTAATGCGTAAAACGAAGAACGAGCTACGGAAGCTACAAGCAGTGGGTTTCTACAGAGATGTGGAGCTTGGAGACCCCCAGCCCTACCACTCAGATATTGAGGAGCGTAAGGCAGAGGAAGGCGGGTTCTCACTCACTGATGACAATCGTTTTGCCCTCTACGAAGTCCATGCAGACCTTGTAATTGATGGCGTTGATGACTCAGACGAAGATATTGCTAAACCCTATGTAGTTACTATGGAACGCGGTTCTGGTGAGATTCTGGCTATTCGCCGTAACTGGAACGAAGAAGACAACCTATTTTTGAAGCGTCAACACTTCGTACATTACGTATACGTACCGGGGTTTGGTTTTTATGGGCTTGGACTTATTCATATCATTGGTGGATATGCGAGAGCAGGCACATCCTTGATACGTCAGCTTGTTGATGCTGGGACTCTGTCGAATCTTCCCGGCGGTTTGAAGTCTCGTGGACTTCGTATTAAGGGCGATGACACACCGATTGAACCCGGTGAATGGAAAGATGTTGATGTACCTAGCGGGTCTATCCGCGACAACATCATGCCGCTTCCCTACAAAGAACCTAGTCAGACGCTTCTCGCCTTACTGAATCAAATAACGAATGAAGGACGTAGGCTAGGCGCTATCAGTGACATGAACATTTCAGACATGTCAGCGAATGCGCCTGTGGGTACTACGCTGGCGCTCTTGGAGCGTACGTTGAAGCCTATGGCTGCGGTACAAGCCCGTGTCCATTACGCCATGAAACAAGAGTTCAAGATGCTCAAGGAGATCATGGCTGAGTATGCTCCTGAAGAGTACGGCTATGAGCCTCATCGTGGAGAGATTAGTGCGCGTCAGTTGGACTACGCGATGGTGGATGTTATCCCCGTTAGCGATCCTAATAGTTCTACGATGGCACAGCGTGTTGTGCAGTATCAGGCTGTTTTACAGATGGCCCAGTCCGCGCCTCAAATTTACGACTTGCCACAGCTTCACAGACAAATGATTGAGGTGTTGGGCGTAAAGAACGCAGACAAACTTGTTCCCACAAGAGATGATGCTAAGCCTACCGATCCTGTCGGCGAGAACATGGACGCGCTTGTTGGTAAACCGATGCGAGCGTTTATCTATCAAGATCACGAAGCGCACATCGCAGCGCACACGTCGTTTATGCAAGACCCTACGGTTGCGCAGATGATTGGGCAAAACCCACAAGCAAAACAAATTATGTCGTCGCTACAAGCACACATAGCAGAGCACCTTGGGTTCCAATACCGTCAACAGATCGAAGACAAGTTGGGCGCACCACTTCCACCACCCGGAGAAGAACTGCCAGAGCAGATCGAAGTGGATTTGTCGCGGTTGGTTGCAGAGGCGGGAGCACAGGTTATGCAAGGGCACCAAAAAGAAGCAGCGCAAAAGCAAGCGCAGCAACAGCAACAAGACCCAGTGTTCCAACAAAAACAAGCAGAGTTGCAACTCAAAGGGCAAGAAGTACAACGCAAGGCTGCAAAAGATCAACAAGAGGTACAGATCAAACAGGCAGAATTGCAGCTTAAAGCCCAGAAGAATCAAGTTGATGCAGTGCTAGACGCAGAAAAAATTAAATTGGACCGGCAGGAACTTGAGTTAGACGCTCAAAAAGAAGGTGTTCGTGTGGCGGCAAGCCGTCGTAAGGACAACAACAAACTTGACTTAGAAATTGCAAAAATGATGACAGAAAAGCCTAAACGGGGTGAGTGATGGCGAAAACCGTCTTTGACGTGCTAAATGATCGTATCGATGAGCAAATCTTATCTGCACAAGTTTTTCTAAGTAGTGGGTCCGCTAAGGACTACGCTAACTATAGAGAAGTTGTTGGTTTAATTCGGGGTCTTGAAACCAGCAAACAACATATTGAAGACCTCTCGCGTACCTTTATGGAAGATGACCATGACTAAACCTCAGACATTAGAAATGCCTGATGCATCAGAGCAAGAGTTAGCTGATTTAGAAGCACAATTGCCTCAACCTGTTGGATACCGTGTCCTTGTTGCTCTACCAGATATAGAAGAGTACTACCAAGGTAACACGCTGCTCAAAACGACTGAAGCTATGCACAGAGAGTACATCACTTCAATTATGGGTGTTGTCATTGATATGGGTGCTGACGCTTACAGTGACAAAGACAGGTTCCCTGAAGGCCCTTGGTGCAAAACGGGTGATTATGTGATGTTTCGTATGAATACGGGCACACGTTTTAAGGTAAATGGCAAAGAGTTTCGTTTGATGAACGACGATTCTATTGAAGCCGTAATTCCCGATCCCCGTGGGGTCATGGCAGTATAGGAGATAACTCATGCCATTTCAGAAAGTAGAATTTGATTTTCCCGATGGGGATCAAGAAAAAGAAGATGTTGTCATAGACGTTGAGCCTTCCAGTGCACAAGAGGTAAACATAGGTGGTAAGAAAGTTGAGGAACTTGATACTGTCGTTGAAGACGAAATGGATAACGATGACGATAGCGTTGAAATTGAAGTGGTTGACGACACGCCCAAAGCGGATCGCAATCGTAAACCATCTGAGCCACCTGAAGACGTTACTGACGAAGAGTTGGAAGACTATTCGGAGAAAGTCCGAAAACGTATTCAACATTTTAGCAAGGGCTATCACGATGAACGCAGGGCTAAAGAACAAGCTCAGCGAGAGCGTGAGGAGTTGGAAAGGTTTTCTCATCAACTTGTGGAAGAGAATAAAAGCCTTAAAGCTGACGTAAATAAAAATCAGACAGCACTGCTTGAACAAGCTAAAAGAAGCGCGGTTACAGAGTTAGAAAGTGCTAAAAAACTGTACAAAGATGCGTATGAGGCTGGAGACTCAGACAAAGTTCTTGAAGCGCAAGAAAGCCTAACGAATGCTAAGATTAAGGCTGACAGGCTAAATAATTTCAAGTTACCAGCTTTACAGAACGAGGAAAATCCTGATAAGGTTGCCGCAGAATCCGCCCCAGAGCCTGTTCGAGTTGACGAAAGGGGTTTAGCTTGGCAAGAAGCTAATCCTTGGTTCAATAAAGACATAGAGATGACAAGTTATGCTCTGGGGTTGCACAAAAAACTTGTCGATGAAGAAGGCATAAGCCCTCAGACTGATGAATACTACGAGCGAATTGATACTCGTATGCGACAGTTATTCCCCGAGAACTTCGAGGATGAACCGGAGGTAGAACGTAAACAAAAGAGAAAGTCGAATGTGGTTGCCCCCGCTACGCGGAGCACAGCGCCTAGAAAAATTAGGCTTACGCAAACACAACTTACTCTATCAAAGCGTTTAGGTCTTACCCCTGAACAGTACGCCAAACAGGTTGCATTAGATATGAGGAAAGAAAATGGCTGAAAACCATATAAATCGAGAACACAAAACTCGTGAAAAAACGACCCGTAAAAAGGCTTGGCAGCGCCCAGAGGTGTTACCGTCACCAAATCCCGAGCCGGGTTATGAATTTCGTTGGGTTAGAGTGAGTTCGTTAGGTACTGTTGATGCCACAAATGTTTCCTCCAAACTGCGTGAAGGTTGGGAGCCTGTAAAGGCGACAGATCATCCAGAAATTACATTGGTTACTATCGAAAACGATAGATTTAAAGACAATGTAGTCATTGGTGGTCTATTGCTTTGTAAAGCTCCAGCAGAACTCGTCGATGAACGTAATGACTACTATCAACAGCAAACACGTTCGCAGATGCAGTCCGTTGACAACAACCTCATGCGAGAAAACGACCCTCGTATGCCTCTCTTTAACGAGAGAAAAACGAAGGTTACTTTTGGTAACGGAACTTAATAGGAGCTAAAAATGGCTTATCCTACTGTAGACGGGCCTTATGGCCTAGTTCCGGTAAAACTGTTGAGCGGCTCTCCTTTCGTGGGCGTAACTCGTCACTTTCAAATTGCAAGTGGCTATGCTACCGCTATTTTTTACGGAGACGCTGTAAAATTGGTTACCGGAGGCACCGTTGAGCGTGATACGTTTGACGCTGCTATGACACCTGTTGGTGTCTTTCTTGGTTGTACATACACCGACCCAAATCTGAAGTACAAAGTGTTTCGTCAGTCTTATCCTGCGAGTACTGTGGCTTCTGATATCGAAGCGTATGTAGCTGATGCAACTGACCTTTTGTTTAAGGCCGCTGTTGTATCTTCTGGTACAACCATTGGCGATCTTGCTCTGACTGACATCGGTGCAAACGTCGCAGGTGTAGATAACACTGGTGATTCAACTTCGGGTAATTCTCGTGGTGCAATCTCAGATTCGTCTGCAACAACTGCAACACTACCTTTCCGTATTGTCGGACTGGTTGAGGAAACCAAAAACGCATCTGGTGGTTTTACTGAGGCTTACGTTAAATGGAACGCAGGGCATCAGTACGACAACACCACAGGCGTATAAGGAGATATAAGGCATGGCAATTTCACGCGCCCAGCTACTTAAAGAACTCCTTCCCGGCCTGAACGCGCTGTTTGGAATGGAGTACGCAAAATACGGTGAAGAGCACACCGAAATTTATGAAAACGAATCTTCAGATCGCTCGTTTGAAGAAGAAACCAAGCTGTCCGGTTTCTCAGCAGCACCTGTTAAAGATGAAGGCGCTGCAATTGAGTATGACAATGCTCAAGAAGCATGGACTGCACGCTATACGCACGAGACCGTGGCAATGGGCTTCGCTATTACCGAGGAAGCCATTGAAGATAACCTGTATGACTCATTGTCTGCTCGTTACACCAAGGCTCTTGCTCGCGCTATGGCGTATACTAAGCAGGTTAAAGCAGCCGCTATCCTGAACAACGCGTTTGATTCAGGTACGACCTATGGTGACGGAAAGGAGCTTTGTGCTACTGACCACCCATTGGTAAGCGGGGGCACTAACTCAAACGAACCCAGCACTGCTGCTGATCTTAACGAAACTTCTCTTGAAGCTGCCGTTATTCAGATCGCTGGTTGGACGGATGAGCGTGGCCTTTTGATTGCTGCCAAGCCTCGTAAGTTGGTAATTCCACCTAATCTTCAGTTCGTAGCAACTCGTTTGCTAGAAACCGAAGGTCGTGTTGGAACTGCGGATAATGACCTGAATGCGATTCGCAACAATGGTTCTATCCCAGAAGGTTACGCAGTTAACCATTATCTGACTGATACCGACGCTTGGTTCTTGATGACTGACGTTCCTAACGGTTTGAAGCATTTTACTCGTACCCCAATGAGCACCTCTATGGATGCTGATTTCGATACTGGTAACTCGCGTTATAAAGCCAGAGAGCGTTACTCATTTGGTGTGAGTGACCCATTAGGTATTTTCGGTTCACCCGGTGCTTAATGAATGAAAGGGGCACTTGTTGCCCCTTTTCTTTTTCTACTGTATAAAACTCATATCCCTGACAGGCGCATCCCGCGTCTGACACTAGCCAAGACAGGAGATCACAATGGCTAATACAACCTTTTCAGGTGCGGTTCGCTCTGAAAGTACCTTTAAGACAATTAGCAAAAACTCGACCACTGGAGCAGTCACTGAGATTGCAACATTAGGTGACGGTCCTGTTAGTCTGTCTGACGGAAATGTAACCCTAACCAACGCAACGCACAGTGGCAGGATTCTGCTTGTCCCAGATGGTGGGCAAGACAATACCTATACGTTGCCAGCGCCTATTGCTGGTTCTATGTTTAGGTTTGTTTACGCTGGTGGTGCGGCTGATGCAACAGATGCGCTTGTCATCACCCCCGGAAATACTAATTTTTACATCGGTGGCGTGACATTCCTAGACACGGATGGTAACGAAGTTAGCAGCGTTTTCTCTGATGGCGACTCTAATAGCAGTATTCAATTTAATGTACCTGCTGGTTTTGATGTCACTATCATGGGGTTGAATACAACTAACTATCAAATTTTTGGAAATGTTACGAGCACCACTGCTCCAGCTTTTGCTGATCAGTAATAGGAGGCGGTTATGGCTGATGCAGTAGCTTCCCAAACAATAGTTGATGGGTCATCTTATGTGGCTATCAAACTAACAAACATCTCTGATGGTACTGGCGAATCTGCCGTAACTAAAATAGATGTAAGTGCGTTAGAAGCAGATTCACGCACTGGATTGTCTTGTACTGATGTAAATATAGAGCGTATATGGTGGCAGTGCATAGGCATGAAAGTCCGCATCTTATTTGATGCAGATACAGATGTTATGGCAATAGAGTTAGGTGAAAACCAAAGCGGAGATCACGACTATTCTCTATTTGGTGGGTTAATTAACAATGCAGGAACTGGCAAAACGGGGGACATAAAGTTCACCACAGTCGGTGCCAGCAGTGGTGATACCTACACCGTCATAATGTATTTACGTAAGAAGTTTGGCTAGTAATCTTGCGTAGGTACTACAAAAAGCAAGCTGATAGTTGTCCTTCCTTCAAGAAGGGTGGTATGGCTGGCATGTCTGTAAAAAGTGGGGATAAACGCCCCACTAAATCCGGCGCTGGAATGACAAAGAAAGGCGTTGCGAAGTACAGACGACAGAACCCCGGAAGCAAATTGCAGACGGCGGTTACCGAGAAAAGTCCTACGGGCAAACGGGCGAAGCGTAGAAAGTCTTTCTGCGCACGTTCAGCGGGGCAGATGAAAAAATTCCCTAAAGCAGCAAAAGACCCCAATTCAAGGCTGCGACAGGCGCGAAAAAGATGGAGATGTTAAATTGGCATACTTACAGTCCAACATACCGTATTTTAAGTGTTGGGTACGTAGAGAATACACGCATAACCATGAGAAATATCATGGTGAGTTTTTGCACGCTATGGCTATTGCGGTAACTACTGTCCCAAAACGATGTCTTTCTTTTCAGATGGTTTTTACAGGTGCTGAGACATACGACACCGATGAGCCAAACCCGCATGGCGGGGCAATGTGGGCAAGAATGCCCATAACTGCGCTTGTAGGAGATACACCGCTCGAAGAGTGGCCTGACCCTATGCCCGTTTGGGCAGCGCAACCTTGGGACTGCGCCTCAAGAACACATAGTGTGTATGTCCTTGAACGTTGCTCTCCCTGTCCGTGGATGGCAAAAATTGACGGTAGGTTATACCCAGCAAAGTATTATTTTACCGTTGATTATACTGACTCTGAGATTGCGGATGATCCTGCGCAACACAAACAAGCCCATGTGCTTGAGTTGCTAGATGCAGATAATTGGACAGGCAATATTGTTGCCCTTCCAAATAACCGTGTTCGGGTATCCCACCCCGCATGGTTTGAGATGGGAATAGGCGCTCCTGATTTTAGGCCGTCACAACACATTCACTACAGTAAATCTGACTTAGATTACACGCTTGATGTAAACCAAGTATTCGATAACCTCTATGCGGAGATAGATCATGAAGATGAAGACTAAAGGCTATAAAGCCGGTGGCAAGATGCCAATGGCAAAAGACCCTAAAACAGGAAAAATGGTTCCTGAGTTTGCTGCTGATGGCGTTGGTGACATGAAAGCAGGTGGTAAGGTCAAGCAAATGAATATGGGCGGTTTGCTAGAAGAAGCCATGCCTATGAAGAAAAAGAAGAAGCAGTCTGGCGCTAAGATGATGACCAAGGGGTACAGGAAAGGCGGTAAGGTACGCGGAGCAGGTATTGCACGTAAAGGCGTTCGCCCAGCTAAGATAGTGTAGTATGCGCAGATATTACAAAAAAGGCGGGAAAATATGTGCTAAAGGTAAAGCGTGGGCAAAACGCACCTTTGACACATACCCGTCCGCTTACGCAAACATGGCTGCGTCCAAGTATTGCAAAGACCCAAACTACGCTAAAGGCGCGAAGGGTAAAAAAGCGAAGAAGTAATGGGCGAGTTAAAGAAATGGCGTGATCAACAATGGGTTCGCATCGGTACCGATGGGAAGATTAAAGGTGAGTGCGGCACTTCTAAAGACAAAAAGAATCCAGACCGATGTCTACCACGGAGCAAGGCTCAGAGTCTCTCTAAAAAAGAACGCGCTTCTACTGCAAAAAAGAAGAAGCGAGAAGGTAGCAAGGGCAAGACAGTAGTTAAGAACACCAAGAAGGCTGAGGTTAAATTTAACAATGGTGGGCTTGCTAGGCGGAAACGAGCGATAGCACGTGGTTGCGGGGTTGTAATGGAAGATAGACGAAAGAAAACTTTGTATACGTAAAGGGATAGCATGGCAACATCAGGTACAACCGCATTTGATATGGACTTCACGGAAATCGCTGAAGAAGCGTGGGAACGTGCTGGTCGTGAAATGCGGTCGGGTTACGACCTACGTACCGCACGACGCTCCATGAATCTTTTGACGATTGAGTGGCAAAATCGTGGCATAAATCTTTGGACTATTGATGAAGGCTCTGTAACTTTAACAGCAGGTACATCTGAGTATGATTTACCCGCAGATACGATTGATTTGTTGGAACAAGTAATACGTACAGGGCAGGGCAATCAATCAACACAATCTGATCTTACTATAACTCGTATCAGCGTAAGTACTTACGCTTCGATCCCGAACAAGTTATCACGTGGTAGGCCCATTCAAGTTTGGATCGAGAGGCTACGTGACAACCCCAAGGTCAATTTTTGGCCTGTTCCTGACACAAATGACTACATATTTCGCTATTGGCGTATGCGGCGTATACAGGACGCTGGTGATGGCGTTGAAACTGCGGATATGAATTACAGGTTTTTGCCCTGTCTTGTTGCCGGTTTGGCGTACAATATTGCGTTAAAAGAACCAGAACTTGTAGAGCGAGTATCGCTTCTCAAACAAGTATATGAAGAGCAGTTTCAGATAGCCGCAGGTGAAGATAGGGAAAAAACCCCCGCTCGTTTTGTACCTCGTGTAGCGAGGATTTAACATGGGGACTAGGTTCGCATCAAGCCAAAAAGCTCTCGGGGTTTGTGATGTGTGCGGGTTTACTTACCGCCTTCGTGAGCTTCGTAATTTGGTGCGTAAAAACCGAGATACGAACATTAAAGCCTGTCCTGAATGTTGGAGTCCAGATAATCCACAGTTGAATCTGGGGGAAACCCCGGTTCATGACCCACAGGCATTACAAGACCCAAGACCGGACTCTAATCAATTTGCAGCTAGTCGTGCGCAAATTATCCCTGTGCGTAGCGCAGAGGATAGTGGGGGAACGGTCGGGACTGGATTTGTAGGGCAAGTTACAGTACAAATTACATAGGAGTAGTACTATGCGTAAGAAAACTAAAAAACCCGCTAATAAAACGAAAAAAGGTGGCGTTAAAGTACGTGGTACTGGCGCTGCAACAAAAGGGTTGTACGCCCGTGGACCTATGGGGTAAGCGATGAACTATAGTGAGCTGACTGCAAATATAGAAGATATTACGGAGAATGCGTTCACCGCAGATCAGCTCGCCATGTTTACTAAGCAGGCTGAGCAAAAAATATACAACACTGTTCAGATTCCTGCGTTACGACGTAATGTTACAGGCACGTTAACATCTGGTAATAAGTACTTAGGCGCTCCATCTGACTTTCTTTACACCTATAGCCTCGCGGTTGTAGACAGTAGTGGAGAGTATCATTTCTTGTTAAACAAGGATGTTAACTTTATTAGAGAGGCTTACCCCACGCCGACATCTACGGGTATGCCAAAACATTATGCTTACTTTGACGATGACTCAATTATCCTTGGGCCTACCCCAAACAGTAACTACACAATGGAGCTACATTACGGGTACTACCCTGAGTCCATTGTTACTGCTAGTACTACATGGCTTGGGGACGAGTTTGATTCTGCTCTACTTAACGGTGCGTTATTAGAAGCGTTAAGGTTTATGAAGGGTGAACCAGACATGGTTCAAGTGTATGAACGCATGTATGTTCAAGCGTTACAACTGTTAAAAACGCTTGGCGATGGCAAACTTCGTGGAGACACTTACCGTTCTGGGCAGTTTAGAATGGAAGTAGGATAGGAGGCTAAAAATGGCAATCACTCAAGCAATGTGCACGTCTTTCAAAAAAGCCCTTCTCGATGGGGAGATGGACTTTAGTGGTGATACGTCACAAACATTTAAGATCGCTTTGTATACAAGCTCAGCTACGTTAAGTGCGGCTACAACAGCGTATGCAACAACAAACGAAGTATCTGGTACGGGTTATACAGCGGGTGGTAACACGTTAACAGTTGTTGCTCCAACAACATCCGGTACCACTGCGTTACTGGATTTTTCAGATACCACATGGTCCACAGCAACAATTACGGCGCGTGGGGCATTAATATATAAGTCAGGTGGTAGTAATCCAGCCGTTGCAGTTCTTGATTTCGGGGCGGATAAGACGGCTACAGCAGGTAATTTCCAAATTCAATTCCCTACTGCGGACGCTTCTAACGCTATTATTAGGATCGCGTAGGATGCTTAAATGCCGTCGTCAACGTCTTATGTAGGATGGGGGTCTACCTCTTGGGGCCAAAGCTCTTGGGGTACGGACCTTATCGTTGTAGCAGTCGATGGCGTTCAAGCTACAAGCGCACTTGGTACCGTAAGTGTAGCTGCTGACGCAAATGTCCAACCGTCAGGGTTATCTGCTACTACTAGTGTAGGCACCGTAAGTGTCGTTGCTGAAGCAAATATCTACCCAACTGGGGTAAGCGCCACAAGTGCTGCTGGCACTGTTACTGTAACCGCAGACGCAAACGTCTCCACAACAGGGCTTGCGGCTACGGGAGCCATAGGCACCGTTGCTGTATCTCTTAGCATCGTAGAGCAAGTAACAGGGGTCCACGGACAAGCACAAGTAGGAAACGTAGATGTTACTGTTGTTACAAGTACGGCAGTAACAGGTGTAAACGCAACAGGCGCAGTAGGTACAGTCTTCATTTGGGGGGATGTCGATGACAACCTCAACCCAAATTGGCAAAATATTACTGACACACAAACACCAACTTGGGGGGCTGTCGATGACAACCACAATCCGAGTTGGCAAAATATTACTGGCGCACAGACACCAACTTGGGGTAGTGTTTCAACAGGGCAGACTCCGAATTGGCAAGATATAGCCGCGTGAGGATTAAAACATGACAACACAGTACACTTCGATACTTAAACTCGCCCTTCCTGTCCAAGGAGAACTTAGCGGTACTTGGGGTGATGTAGTAAACAACAACATCACGTCTATGGTTGAAGAGGCTATTGCTGGCCGTGCAGTTATAAACTCGTGGTCTTCCAATTCGCATACGTTGACTACCGCAGATGGAACTACCTCCGAGTCGCGTGCAGCCATGCTGGAGTTTACAGATACTGGGTCAAGTCTTACTGGGGCAGCGACTGTTATATGCCCCGCAGCGGCTAAAATCTACATCGCTAAGAATGCTTCAGGCCAAGCCGCTACACTTAAAACGTCTAGCGGTACAGGTATTGCGATACCAAACGGCAAGACAATGTTTCTTTTCTGCGATGGCACTAATGTCCTTGAAGGTGCTACGAATATCGCATCGTTATCAGTTGGTGGGTATACAGTCTCTCTTGCAGGAAACTTAACGACCGCAGCGGCGTTTACAACATCTGGTGCGAATGCACTCACCCTAACAACTACAGGTGCAACTAACGTAACACTTCCCACCACGGGCACGTTGGCTACGTTAGCTGGTACTGAAACGCTTACGAATAAGACTCTGACAGGACCTACAATCTCGTCACCGTCACTAACGGGGTCTATTTCAGCGGCTGATTTAACCATCACTGGTAATACAGTAATTGGTAATGCCGCGTCTGATACGTTGACTGTAACGTCCACAGTCGCATCAAACCTTATTTTTACCGATAACACCTATGATATTGGTGCGTCTGGGGCCACTCGCCCTCGCAATTTATTCTTATCAGGTGATGCTACTGTAGGTGGAGACGTAAGTGTTGCAGATGACCTCAAGCTAAACAGCGATGCGGCAGTCCTTGGGTTCGGTGCGGACAACGATGTAACACTAACGCACGTTGCAGATACCGGCTTACTTCTTAATAGCACAATGGCATTGCAGTTTCATGATGCTAGTCAGTTTATTAATGCTCCAAGTAATACTGTCCTAGACATTAACGCGACAGATGAAATTGAACTTAATGCAACCGCGCTCGATTTCAACGGCACTGTTGCAATCTCTGGCAACACCACGATTGAAGATGGTGCAGACCTGATTACCGCAACAGCGGGTACAGATAACGTCCGCCTTGGTGAAGGTGCTGGAGATACTATCGCCTCTGGCGCTGAGAACAACGTCACCATCGGCAAGAATGCTGGCACCGCGATTACAACGGGTGATCGTAATATTGCGATTGGTACAAGTGCGCTGTTAGCAGAAGATGCACATGGCAAAAACATTGCTATTGGTCATTCAGCCTTATCATCCTTAGATGCTGGTACTGATGGACTTAATGTCGTTGTTGGAGACATTGCCGGACAGAATATGTCAACAGGAACTGAAAGCGTCCTAGTGGGTTCTTCCGCAGGTAATGCACTTACAACTGGTGACCGCAATGTCGCGATAGGTCGAAAGGCTTTATTTTCAGATACTGTAGGTAGCCGCAGTGTTGCCGTTGGGTATCACAGCCTTGAAAACCAAAACTACACTACCGCAACGAGCAACTATAATGTTGCTGTTGGGTATTCTGCTGGTAACGACATCACCACAGGTATACAGAATACTATCTTGGGCGCTCTAGCGGCTGATACTTTAGTAGACGCTCACGGCAATACAGCAGTGGGGTACACCGCTTTAACCGCAGATACTGAGGGTAATTACAGCACCGCGATAGGGTACGGCACTCTTCAAGCTCAAAATTTTACGACGAACACAACCACTCACAACGTAGCAGTGGGCTATGCGTCTGGTAACGACATTACTACGGGGCAATACAGTGCCCTTTTTGGTAGTGGAACAGGTGCAAAACTAACTGATGCAGATAACAACACAGCGTTAGGATCACACGCACTAAACTCAGATGTTTTAGGAAGCCGCTCAACGGCGGTGGGCTTTGAAACCCTTAAAAATCAAAATTTCACGACGGCAACAAATAGTGAAAATGTCGCCGTTGGGTATCAAGCTGGACTTGATCTTACTACCGCACAGTATTCAACTTTTGTTGGAGCCTTTGCAGGATCAAATGTAACAACTGGAGATTACAACACCGCAATAGGTAGATACGCCCTACTGTCTAACCAAACTGGTCAATACAACACAGTGGTGGGGGCAAATGCTGGCGATGCTCTGACCACAGGCAATTATAATGTAGCAATAGGTTACAGTGCGCTCAGTTCAGAAGATGAGCATGGCAGTAATGTCGCTATTGGTCGCCAAGCTCTTGAAAATCAAAATGCAGGTGCGGAAGCATATAACGTAGCTATCGGCTCTCTTGCTGGTGGGGCCGTTACGTCAGGCATTCGAAACAACTTTATTGGAGGTCTTGCTGGGGATGCCTTAACCACTGGAAATTATAATGTTGCAAATGGGTACGCCGCTTTAAGCGGGGATACCGCAGGAAGCACAGCCGTTGCGGTAGGCTATCAAGCTCTCGTTGCTCAAAATTTTTCAACCGCAGTATCTAATTACAACGTTGCTGTTGGTTTTGGGACTGGTCAAAGCATTACCACAGGCATTAATAATACCCTCTTGGGTGGTGCGGCAGGTGATGCCCTAACTGATGCAGACTACAACGTAGCGTTAGGAGCATTTTCTTTAAGCACAGATACTTTGGGAAGTCGTGCGGTTGCTGTGGGATATGGTGCGCTTTCAAACCAAAACTACACTACTGCAACTAATGGTTACAACGTTGCTGTTGGGTATGGCGCTGGCCTAGGTGTCACTACGGGGACTTTTAATACAATCTCTGGTGGGCTTGCTGGCTATTCGATTACCACTGGCATAAGTAACGTCATCATGGGCTATGCCGCAGGTGATGCGCTTACTGATGCAGACTACAATACAGCAATTGGAACCTCAGCTTTAACGTCAGATACTAACGGAAACCGCGCAGTAGCTGTTGGGTATGGGGCTTTGACGATGCAAAACCATACTACTTCAACAAGCAATTACAGCGTTGCCGTTGGGTATGAAGCTGGCGCTAACATAACAACCGGACTTTACAACACACTTGTTGGGGGGCTTGCGGGTCAGCAGCTAACAACTGGTCAGAATAACGTCATTATGGGCGTGGCTGCTGGCGATGCTATGGTAGATGCAAACCAAAATACGGCAATAGGCAGAAATGCTTTAACTGCTGACACAGAAGGTAACGACAACACAGCCGTTGGCTATGCAGCTTTAGCAACCCAAAACCTCTCTACTTCTACAAATGTTTACAACACAGCCGTTGGCTCTGAAGCTGGTAACGACATCACCACAGGAGTTAGAAACACCCTTTTGGGGGCTGTAGCTGGTGATGCTTTAACAGATGCAGACTACAACGTAGCCGTAGGGATGAATGCTTTAACTACAGACCAGTTGGGGAGCAAATCAACTGCGGTAGGTTATGGCGCTCTTCAAAACCAAAACAACACGACAGCAACAAATACTGAAAACGTAGCTGTAGGAAATCTTGCTGGCCACCAAATTACGACAGGGACTAAAAACACCTTAGTTGGCTCTGAAGCTGGAGACGCTGTTACAACAGGAGGCTTCCAAGTTGCCCTAGGCTATAACGCTTTAAGTTCAGACACTTTAGGTACTAGGTCTGTTGCAATTGGAACCTCTACGTTAAAGGCACAAAACTTTACGACAACTACAACAAGTTACAATACTGCCGTAGGGCATATTGCAGGTTTTGATTTAACAGTGGGTATTTACAACACCCTCATTGGCGGTGCTTCAGGAGACAATCTTACTGATGCAGACTTTAATACAGCCGTAGGTGTTTTTTCTTTAACCGATGACTTGAATGGAAACCGCTCAACAGCGATAGGCTACAACGCTCTTGGTAATCAAAACTTTACCACAGCAACAAATACCCACAATACTTCTGTAGGGTATGCTGCTGGTCAAAGTATTAGCACAGGAATAGTCAACACCATAATTGGCTCTGCTGCTGGTGATTCACTTACTGATGCAGACTACAACACCGTTGTTGGGTATGCGGCATTAACCAATGACACATTAGGAAGCAGATCAACTGCTATAGGGAATTCAGCTTTACAAAACCAAAATTTCAGCACTGCACAAAACACTAACAACACTGCTGTTGGATTCCAAGCTGGTATTAGCGTAACGACTGGCCTAAGCAACACACTTTTGGGTTCCTTGGCCGGTTATTCGCTTACAGATGCAGACAATAACGTAGTTGTTGGATATAACGCTTTAGCGACTGACACTATGGGCAGTCGTTCAGTAGCCATTGGATATGAAGCATTAAGTACTCAGAATTTTTCAACTGCTACCTTTAGCAACAACTCAGCGGTTGGTTATCGTGCTGGGTATGATCTTACTACTGGTCAAAACAACACATTCCTTGGCACATTTGCCGGAGAAAACGCAACAACAGGCGGTGAAAACACATTCCTTGGCACATCTGCTGGAGGAGGGTACGCCGTTACAGGCAATGAGAACACAGCGGTTGGCCGGTCTGCTGGAAATAGCCTAACCAGCGGTGATAACAACTTACTTTTGGGGCACGATGCAGGAAGAACAGGTTCTCCCGGCGGAAACATCAATACTGAAAATAATGAAATTTGTTTAGGCGATGAAAACATAGCTGAAGCCCACATTCAGGTTTCTTTTGTGGCTGCATCCGACGAGCGCGATAAAACTGACTTTGTAGACTTAGACCTTGGGTTGGACTTTATAAAAGCCTTAGAGCCTGTTACTTACTATTGGGATAAACGGTCTAAGTACGGCGATAAGTATGCTGAAGACTACGATCTTGACGCACAAACTCCAGATGGCACACACAAAGAAGATTGGATGGACATTGGCTTCAAGGCGCAAGCTGTGCGTGATCTTGAAGAGGCCGCTGGATATAAAGCCTCCGACAAGAAAAACCTTACGGTAACGCTATCTGGCGATGGAAAACAGTACGGTTTGAAGTATGAAAGATTTATCCCAATCCTCGTCAAAGCGATGCAAGAACAAGATGCAATCATTCAATCACTCACTGCGCGAATTGCCGCGCTAGAATCATAAGGAGGCATATCAATGTCAGATGAAGTTAGGACGGATGAAGAAAAGGCGCAGATGTATTCTGCAATGCTGGGTGGCGCAAACGTCATTACTAGTGTGCTAGATGCAGACAATGAGTATTACAACGACATGACTAATGCAGAAAAGAAAGAAAAAGTCATGCGTTCTGCTGGCTACCTAGAGTTTGGGGTTGCCCTCAAAGATTGGGGCAGTGAAGATTTCACCGCAATTAATGCTGCTGTCGCAGCCGCAAAAGCATATAGCGCATAAGGAAAAGCATGAACATCAATCTTGAAGCAGAAGAGTTAAATTTCATCCTAAACGTATTGGGCGAGCTACCTAGTAAGAGTGGGGCTTGGTCTGTGATTATTAAAATCAAGGCGCAAGCTGATGCTCAAATAGTTGAGCCTGAGGAAGAAGTTGTTGAGGAAGACAAGGAAAAAATTGTTGAAGTCGTAAATGGCTGAGATTCAGTTCCAGATGCACCCGCTGCCATCAGTATTTTTGATGGAGTTGGACATCCCGGCTGAGTTCGTTGAAGCGTGTAACAACTACCTCGATGAGCTAGTCACGCAGAAAGAAAAGATCAGCGCAGCGCATACGCTTGTCGGGCAGATTAAGCGAGGCGAACAGCTAGTCATGGATCACGAAGATGTAAGGCTAGCACCATTTTCTCGTTTTTTATGCGAAATGGGCGTGACCTACATTAACCGTTTTATGGCTGACTCTGGTCAGGTGTTGGATGGCAACAGAAATGTTGAGATGGATGAGTTGTGGTCAGTTCATAGCTACGAAGGTGATTACAACCCAATCCATGACCACGGGACCAAAACGGTGATGGGCATAAGCTGTACAACATGGACAAGGGTGCCGCCTCAGATATTGCAGGGGCCGCGACCGGGATCGCAAGAGTATGGTTTGTATAACGCCTCTGGAGAAAGCGATGGTTGCCTGTGTTTCAACTATGGACAGTCAAGCACATGGGATCGAGAGCGGCTAAAACCGACGCAGAATGTTGTAGTGAGGCCACAGGTAGGGCGACTCTATATGTTCCCATCGTGGATGCAACACATGGTCTATCCATTCCAAGGAGATGGTGAAAGGCGAACAGTCGCCGCCAACATAAACTGTTTCCCTGTTGAGAAGGAAGACAATCAAGATGAGTGACACAGGACAAGAGGCGTTAACAGAAATTAGAGCGCATGAGCGAGAATGCGTTTTGCGTTACAAAGCTATCGAGAACAGCTTGGAACGTGGTTCTAAGCGATTCGATAAAATTGAACATATGCTCTGGGGAATTTACATCGCATTGTTTTTTACGGTACTAGTTCCACAGGCATTACGATTTATGGAGTGAGATGTGTCTACGATTGATCCTATCTCTCAACCTCCTGCCGTTGCATGGAAGCAGGTGGCAAATCAGAAAATTGAAGAACTAGTTTCAGCATCTAGTGGCAAGCCAGTCAAGCGCGTAACCGAGGTGCAAGAATCT